GCATCTTTATTAGTTACTTTAGGTTTTATAATTGGAATATCTAGATAATGACTTTACTACAAAAACAGTCATATAATCTTTGGTTTAATCACATAGCTGATAAGGTTATGGAATGGAGTAAACAAAAACCTGCCAATAAAGAACTAAGAAACTTTATACAGGGAATGACTGAAATAGGTCAATATGTAAACGCTTTAAACGTAGAAAACAGCGTACTAACAAAACGCATAGGAATTATACGAGAAGAAAAAAACAAGCAGCTTATAGGCTTGAATAAGCAAATAGAAGATTTAGAAAACAAATTAAAACAATACGAAATATGAATTGGTTAGATAGTTATATAGATGAACCAGATACAAAAACAGAGTGTGCTTGTTGTGGTGATGAAACAAATGGGGATTATTATTGTTCAGTTGAATGCTTTAATTTAGATTTAGAATGATACTACTAGTAGATGCAGACAGTTTAATCTTTGCTTCTTGTTATAAGAAACGAGAGAACCCAGAAGATGATAAATACTATCGAGATATAGAAGATGCACAAGCTAAGTTCGATGAACAATTTATGAGCATAGTTAACAAGCTAGAAGATATGTATCCAGTTGAACGTGTAATAACGTTTAGCGGTAGTAAGGGAAACTTTAGAAAGCTAATTACAAGCGATTACAAAGCCAATAGGAAAAAGCAAGAGTTACCACCTTTGTTAAATGAGATGCATCAATTCGTAAAAGACCAATACGACAGCGTTTGGGGTTATGGAATTGAAACTGATGATATGGTTGCTAGGTACTGGTACGAGTTGTCAAATGAAGTAGGGCGTGACAATGTTATGATAGTTTCTATCGATAAAGACTACCGACAATTTCCAGCTCTTATCTACAATTATCATTTCAAGCACAAGGTAATATTGGATATTTCAGAAGATGAAGCTTTATATAACTTTTACGAACAATTTATAATCGGTGATTCTGCTGATAATGTACAGTACTTTAAAGGAAAGGGAGTTAAGTTTGCTGAAAAATACTTAGCTGATTGCGACACAAAATATCAATACACAAAAAAGATGTACGAATTATTTAAACAAGAATACAAAGGCAAAGCAAGACAAAAATATGCAGAGTGCTATCACTTATTAAAACTTAGAACAGAATGAAAATATTAAATTTATATGCCTGTTTAGGTGGGAATAGATACAAATGGGACGAGGTTACAGATGTAGAGGTTACCGCTGTTGAATGGGACGAAGAACTAGCTAGACTATATCAGGAACGCTTTCCTAATGACACGGTGATTGTAGCAGATGCACATCAATACTTATTAGACCATTACAAAGAGTTTGATTTTATATGGAGTTCACCACCTTGTCCTACACATAGTCGTTTTAATGTTTCAATGAAAACTAAGCGAGAAATGAATTACCCAGATATGAAGTTATATCAAGAGATAATATTCTTAGATAATTTTTTTAATGGAAAGTATGTTGTTGAAAATGTTATCCCATACTATAAACCATTGATAGAAGCTAAAGAAAGAAACAGGCATTTATACTGGACTAATTTTAATTTACCTAACATTGTGAGTAAACGTAAAAACCCAGATTTAAGTCGAACAAAAAATTTAATAAGTGTATTATCTGAATTTCACGATTACGATTTTAGACAATATAAAGGAGAGCAACGTATGAACAAAATAGCGAGAAACCTTGTAGACTATGAAGCTGGAAAAACAATACTAGAAACAGCAATAGGAATAATAAAAAAACAAAACGTAAACCAAACAGAATTATTTTAAAATGATTAGATTTGTATATGACCTAGACATAGTTATAGAAGCTATGGAGAACCAAGACTATAAAGACGCTTTAGCAATGATTAAAGACATACAAGAAGATTTAAGAATATTAGCATTATTATAAAACAAAAACAAAATGACAGCAAAAACATTAAGTAGATTAGGAATTGAAGTATGGAAAGATATACCAGAATATGAAGGTTTATATCAAGTCAGTAATTTAGGGAACATTAAAAGTTTAAACTATAACAGAACTTTTAAGGCTAAAAAATTAATTTGTAGTGTTGATACAAATGGAAGAATATTAGTAGGATTATACAAAAATAAGACTAAAAAAACGCATAATGTATCTGTATTAGTAGCTATTGCGTTCCTAAGCCATAAACCTAACGGTTATAAACTAGTTGTAGACCACATAAACAACGACAGTTTAAACAATAATCTTTACAATTTACAACTAATAACACAAAGAGAAAACCTCTCTAAAGATAAAAAAGGGTTTACTTCAAAATATACTGGGGTATCTTGGGTTAAAAGCAGAAATAAATGGACGTGTAATATTAGGATTGATGGAAAAATAAAACATTTAGGACAATTTACAGATGAATTAGAAGCAGCACAAGCATATCAAAATGAATTAAATAAAATAAAATTATGAGAGCAACTTATTTACATTACGAGAACGGTAAAGGCTATGACGTTATAGACTTTATAAAAGATTATGAGCTAAACTTCAATAGAGGAAATATTATTAAGTATATTTGCAGAAGCGGAAAAAAAGACGATGAATTAAAAGACTTAGAAAAAGCAGCAGATTATTTAAGACGTGAGATAGAATATCTAAGAGAGCAGCAACAACAATGGATAGAAAAAAACAAATGAGAAAAGAACAAAAAGAATACTACGAAAGAATGGAACAAAAAGAACTAGAACACCAAGAACAAGTTAGAGGGGTACAAGATGACCCAATAACACATAGGCATCTAAGCTATTTAAAATGTGTATTGATAAGTCAATTACTACTAGAAGCAAACGATGACTTAAAAGGGAGCGTAGGGTTTAAGCAGAACGTAAAGCTGCAAGTCAATAAGACATCAAAACTATTGGAAGTAATATATCAAGAGGGGTTTAACACTGTGTACAATAACAACCCTGAAATGTGTACCAATGTACTAAACAAAATAGACAGCTTAATGCATAAAATAAAAGTAGCTACTATTGATGAACTAGTAATGATAGATGCCTTAGTAGATAACTACTTCCAAAACAAAGAAGAACATAATAAAAACCAAACAGCAGAATTTACAAAACTAGATTAATATGTATATAAATATAGAAATAAAAAACACTGATAGAAAAGACTATTATAAATTCCTTATAAACGGATTAGACTTAGGAACGTGGGAACGCTCAGACCTTAGACACTTAATAGAAACAATAGACAATAAAATATAAACAATGAGATTAGATTTATTAAAAAAAGCAGTAGATAAAAAATTTGGTTTAGATATAGCCACAAGGTCAAGGAAAAGAAAATATGTATATCCAAGAAAAGT